CCAATGAAGTCATACAGAAAAGAAATGCAATTGATGTGATGATACAAAAGAGATGCTAAAAGAGAACATCTCCCTACCATTAACATTCCCATTACCCATAGCATTCCCGGAATATTCGAAAGAATTCGAAGAAATATGATTGTTGAATTCTTACCAGACGCTCTAGAACTTATGCCCAAGGACTTGATGATCGAATTTTTTACTAATATGTTAACTGGTAAATCAGATAACAGTAAGAAGGTACTTGACGCATTTGATAAGGCATTGGATCTAGCATTGGCTAACACGGTAAAGAGGGATAATTTCACCTATGATTTCTATCGTGCGAAAGGTAAAAGTAGTGAAATTGAAAAGGTACCATTCATGGCAACAAAGGATCGTATCGGAGTAACACTCTCTCAGAAAGGTGCCGACAATTACAATAAGCGTATGAGAGACAAGCACCTAGTCTACTCAAACCCACACAAAAACCCACCAGCTACAATACCCGAAGACTATACACCAATGGTTGCAGTATATACAGACACTTATAGGGTTATCAATCAATCTAACCCGGGAGTGAAAACAGTCCAAATGTTATAGAAAAGAAATTGGCTAGTAAAGTGTGTCTAGCAATGCCATATGGTATGCTAATTGCTGATTGTGAGTACGGTTTCAACGCCACAAAGCATAGTCAACGTTTGAATCCTGCGGTATACGGTGTCAAGTTTAATTATGAAAGAGGTGATTGTGATTTTACAGGTGATTACTGCAAACGTTTGGGTTTAAAATTAAAGAATAACGAGTGTAAATTACGAGTAAGGACAGAAAGAAGCCGAACTCATACTTGGTAAAAACAGTTACGCGTACATACATGGAAGACTGGGATAATCGTATAGAAGCATGGGAATCAGGGGATCCTGGGAGTATAGTATTAGCCACTATTACTCTACCCTTTGCAGCGTTTACGCCATGGATCAATAAAGGTATAGCGGCAATCAAAGATACAGTCGGTAGAGGTGTTGGAACACCCATGGTTTGTGGTCCAGATAAGGAGAGGAAGGGTGAACTTTGTTACCCAAAGTGTCGCACAGGACCCGGTGGTAAAACAATCTATGAATCAAGGGCCCTCGAATGTGAAGGGACTTGTCCAACTGGAACCACCAATACAGGGTTTACATGCTTACAATCGATCCATTCGTATATTCCGGGTCAGAAAAAAAGGTATCGAGAATTTCTTTACAAAATCTTTCTGGGAGAGGGCGGATTGTCGTACTGGCTACCAGTTCCGTGGAACCACCTGCAATGAAGAATGTAAAAATGGGTTCAAATTCAGATCTGGTGCAGCCGGTTCCGCATTCTGTGATAAACCAAGGAATCGTTACTCGAGAGCTGGTGATGCGAAGGTACCAGATAAATGCCCCGAAGGTAAAGTCAGAGATGCATCACTCTGTTACGAACCATGCAAACCCGGCTATAGAGGAAATGGACCTACCTGTAAAAAGTCAGAAGAAAGTAAACAGAAGAATCCATACAAGGTGTGATTTATTTTTCTCAGTACATTGTAAATGGTTGTTGCTGCTGCTAGAGTCGGTAGTGATGTCGCTATGAACCTGAGATCATTAAAAGGTCTCAGCGACACATCCGCATTCTTTAAAAATATGGATAATGTACCCGTCGATGCTCTTAGGGGTATATCAAAGTCTGACATGACAGATTTACTTAAGGGTTTCGATGATGTTCAATTGGCCAAGATCGGAAAGAAACTCGACCCGAAATATGTTGAGGGGGTGAACCCAGCGTTGGCTGCAAAGCTTAAACCACCGACGTTGATTTCGAAGAGTATAGACGGTGTTAAGTTACTTTCCACTAAAACAGTAGATGGTGTGAAAAAGTTTGAGAAATAAAATGGGTGGTAACATATCGGCATTCAAGAAGAAAATTGGTTGGAGTTCTAAAAAGGCAGACGATGCTACAGAGGCGATGAAGAAGGGAAATAAAAAAAGCCTTGAGGATGCTGCAGATGAGGTAGCTGAAGCTGCACCAAGTGCTGCCAAGGAAGGCGATGCTACTGTCCGGGGTTCAAAAGAAGGGAGAGAAGGTCTCATGAAAACCGGTCTCTACGTGACGGGTGGTGTATTATTAGCGATGATGATGTATGATACACTCAACCCCTTCGAAGCAATACATAAAGCTGTCAAAGAAACGGGGCAGGTTGTCCGAGGTCTCAAAGAGGTTGCCGAGGAAAGTGCGGAGGTTGTCCTAGAAGTCGCGGGTGCGGCAGGTGGGGCGGCAGGGGGTCTCTTCAAGGGTGGTTTAATTTATTTCTTTCATTACCAACAACTCTGGGTTGTCATCCTCATCCTCAATACTCTGTCTCATTCTCATTTTCGCAGCGGTGATGATGAGTTTCCTAGGTGGAAGTAAGAAATAAACATTTAAAGAAATATCAATCCTTTATACCAATGATCCTTAGTATCGATGTTGGTATAAAGAATCTTGCGATGTGTTTACTCGATGAAGATCGTGAAAATCTCGTAGTACAGTGGGATGTGTCAGGTGTACCACCCCAACACGCAGATGGTGTATATGTATCCCTTCGGAAACACCTTGATGAAAAACCATGGGTACTTGATGCGAAGACGATTTTGATTGAAAACAACCCGATCGTAACAAGAAGATGGTGTCGGTCATGCACTTTCTCCATGCCTACTTCATCATCAAGTGTCCAGAAGCCGAAACAATGTTATATGATGCTCGTCACAAGATCCCAGATGTTGCCGGTCCCGGTAAGGCACAATATAATAAACGAAAGAAGGTTTCGATCGAAAGGTGTGAAGCTTTTATTCGTCAAGATGAAGTGAATGCACACTGGCTCGATACATTTATAAAGTCAAAGAAGAAAGATGATCTCGCAGATACTGTGATGCAAGCACTCTCATTTGTCAATAGAATTGAAATTAAACCAGCTACAAAACAAAAGAAGACTACAAAATTAGTTGCTCGACGTCCCAATGAAAATCAAAAGAGAACTAAATATTCGAAATCAAATTTAGCATGGATTTATATAAATGATAAAAAACATATGACAACAAAAAGATTTGAGAAAGACCTTAATAGATATTATAAAAATGTAGACGACCTCGTTAAAGATATGAAGTAAAGTATATATAAATGAGTCTCACTATCCGAATGTCAGCCCCCGTCAACAAACCCAACTTGGACAAGGTTATCAAGAATAACAGACGTCTCAAGTCTGCGTTTCATTCCCAGAAGCCTCTAAGGAACACTCATCGTGTAGCACTCGATGAGTTGGATTCATTCTTGGAACTCGTTGATGAAGCCATCGATGCTTTGAATGACAGCCAGGTTGAAATTGAAAAGTCTCAAGAAAAATTATATAAACTTTATGACTTTTGTGGTGAGGTTCCAATGGATGATAAATGTAAATATTAAAGATTTGAACGGATAGATGTGTATAATGCAAAAGGTCCTCGATCATGGATTCGTTCGTCTCGTGGATCACATGCCTCAGAAAGAATTGGATTCATCGATCGTCCAATCCGCAAGAGTCTCCTACGGTGACGGTACCAAAACCTCTCGTGGAGATCGTGGTCTCATTCGTTACCTCCTACGCCATTGGCACACAACCCCTTTTTGAAATGGTCGACTTCAAGTTTCACATCAAAATGCCACTCTACATCGCCAGACAACACCTTCGACATCGAACTGCCAGTGTAAATGAACTTTCTGCTCGGTACTCGGTGGTACCCAAGGAATATTACGAACCTACCACCTACCGTGGTCAGTCCGAAGTGAATCACCAGGGTTCAGAGGGTATCGTAGAATTCGAGGGTAAACTAGATGAAAAGGTGTCTCAACAATTGAGTCAATCATTCGACGTCTATGAAGAACTTCTTGAAAATGGGTGCTGTCGAGAACAAGCTCGTGGCACTCTACCACAGTCGACGTATACCGAATTTTACTGGAAAATTAACCTTCATAACCTTCTCCATTACCTTCACCTCCGTATGGATGCCCATGCCCAACAGGAAATTAGAGATTACGCGACGGCCATCTTCAACTTGGTGAAACCATTGGTCCCCATCACGATGGAAGCATTTATGGATTTTAGGGTTAATGCCATACAACTCACTGGACCAGAGATTGAGGCAATTGCGAATGGTACAGAGATCGCATCACCCGGTGAGCGTCGCGAGTTTCAGGAAAAGATAAAACGTTTAAAAATAAAATCATCAGAATAAGTACCTATGATTACAAAATGCGTCTGCT